GATGAAGCGCACCAGTTTAAATCTAAATCATTAATATCTATAATGTCAAAACTTTCAGATGCAAAATACAGATTTGGTTTTACAGGGACTCTTGATGGAACTCAAACTCATAAATGGGTACTGGAGGGTTTATTTGGCCCAAGTTACAAAATTATAAGAACAGAAGAACTAATGGCAAAAGGTCATGTTGCCAAACTGGATATTAACGTGCTTCTACTGAAGCACCCAGCACATAAATTTGAAACATTTGAGGATGAAGTCCAGTATATCATTAACCATGAACGTAGAAACAAGTTTATCAGAAATCTTGCTCTTGATTTGAAAGGAAATACTTTAATTCTTTTTGCAAGAGTTGAAGGTCATGGTCAACCACTATACGATATGATAAATACTGGTAGTGTAGAAAATCGTCACGTATTTTTTGTCCATGGTGGAGTGGATACAGAAAATAGAGAATTAGTAAGAGAAATTACTGAGAAGGAAAACAACGCGATTATTGTCGCTTCATACGGAACATTTAGTACAGGTATCAATATTAAGAACCTCCATAATGTTATTTTTGCTTCTCCATCCAAATCTAGAATTCGGAATCTCCAGTCTATTGGAAGGGTGCTCAGGAAAGGAAATAACAAAACAAAGGCAACTCTCTATGACATTGCTGACGACATATCCTATAAATCCAGGAACAACTACACACTTAATCATCTAATTGAGAGAATAAAGGTATATAACGAAGAAAATTTTAATTACGATATAGTAAACATACCACTAAAAAACTAATGGGAGAAGAATTTTATAGTAGCATAAAATTAATTACTGGAGAAGAAATATTTTCATTAGTTTTTATTGATGATAATGATGATGATCCAGTAATTGTTATGCAAAATCCAGTTGTGTTAAAAGTAATTACTGGACCAGATAGTCAATTTATTAAAATAAAACCATGGATGGATATACCATCAGATGATTTTTATATGGTAAGAATGGATAAAATTATTACTATGACTGAAGTTAATAATGAAAAAATTATAGAATGTTACAATGCATTCTTAGAAAGTGATGAAGATGATAGTGCTGAATATAACTCTGCGAATCAAACTGGTAAAGTTAATATAACTGATAATATGGGATATATATCTTCGGTAAAAGAAGCTAGAAAACAGTTAGAAGATATCTTTAAAAAAGATATAGATATTAAAGATAATAGAGAAAGCTAAAGCTTGTTCTCCAAACCTAACAAAGGTATTCTACTTATTATTTGAGGTTTTGTCAAGCTGCGTAATGATTTAAAATATGGTATAATATATGCATAAGTTGTTTACAGCAATGAATAAGTTCTATATAAACAGAAAATCATGCCTAAGAAAAAATCCGAACATTATGTAAATAATAAGCAATTATTAGAAGAAATTATAGTTTACAGAAAAAAATACTTGGATAATAAAGAAAAAGGTTTGGGAAAACCTCTAATTTCTAATTATCTTGGAGATTGTTTTTTAAAAATAGCGACTCATCTTTCATATAAACCTAATTTCGTCAATTACATGTTTCGGGAAGATATGATTTCTGATGGTGTAGAAAATTGTATTCAGTATATTCATAATTTTGATCCAAATAAAAGTAGCAATCCTTTTGCATACTTTACTCAAATAATTCATTATGCTTTTTTGAGAAGAATTTCTAAAGAGAAAAAGCAGTTAGAAATTAAAAATAAAATTATTGAAAAGACAGGATTTGATGAGGTTATGGTTGTAGACGATAGCTTGCTTTCTAATAGTAGTTCAGACTATAATACCATCAAAGACAACATCCAATATAGAAATCGATGAAGGTTGCGATTATAACAGATACTCATTATGGTGCAAGAAAAGGATCAAAATTTTTACACGATTATTTTGAAAAGTTTTATGATGAGGTATTCTTTCCTTCATTAGAAAAAGAAAAAATTACCACAGTCATCCATATGGGTGATGCTTTTGATAGTAGAAAATCAATTGATTATCAAAGTTTGGAATGGTCTAAAAAAGTTGTATTTGATAGACTCAAAAAATATGATGTTCATATGATTGTGGGAAATCATGATACTTACTATAAAGATACTAATGATGTAAACTCTCCAGAATTACTTCTTCAAACATATCCAAATATTAAAATTTATAGAGAACCTAAAGAAGTTAATATTGGGGGACTAGATATTCTATTGCTTCCATGGATAAATGAATCTAATCAAAAACAGTCTTTTAAACTTATTAAAGATACAACTTGCAACTACGCGATGGGGCACCTTGAGCTCCAAGGATTTAGAGCTCATAAAAACTTGCTCATGGATCATGGTCTTTCGGGCGAATTATTTGCAAAGTTCAAGAAGGTCTTCAGCGGTCACTACCACACTAGATCGGATGATGGACGGATCTACTACTTGGGAAATCCATACGAAATGTTCTGGAACGATGTCGGTGATCGGAGAGGATTCACCATCTTTGATACAGAAAATTGTGAACATTATCCAATAGATAATCCTTTCAAACTTTTTCATGTTCTCTATTACAATGATGAATCTGCATCACTATTAGATGCAAGACCTTACAAGAATAAAATTGTTAAGATTGTTGTTCGTAATAAACCACGTCCGAAAGAGTTTGAAAAAATTATTGATAAACTTCATTCAGCTGGAGTTCAAGAACTAAAAATTGTAGAGGATTTTACAATTCAGGAAAATGAAGAATTTTCTGTGGATGATGATGAAAATACAATTTCAATACTTAATCGTTATATTGATGAGTCGGAATTTAATTACGATAAAAAAGTAGTTAAGAATATTTTCCAAGAAATATATAAACAAGCATGTGAAGTTGAGTAATGTTTCTTCTTACCCTTAAAGACAAAAAAGATGATGGTGCATATGCTGTTCAAGATCAATATGGTCATAAAGTCTTATTTCTTTTTGAAGAAGAGGATGATGCTGAAAGATATGCAATGCAACTAGAAGAGCAAGAAGATACTGAAATGATTGTTGTTGAAGTTGATGATGACCTTGCTGTAAAAACGTGTAAGATGTATAATTACAAATATGCAATTATTACACCTGACGATATTGTAGTTCCCCCCAAAGATGATTCTATTTCATAAAATTAGATGGAAAAATTTTCTTTCCACTGGTAATCAATTTACGGAAGTTGATTTTGAAAAACATAATACAAACTTAATAATTGGAACAAATGGTTCGGGTAAGTCTACAGTTTTAGATGCCCTAACTTTTGGATTGTTTAATAAACCATTTCGTAAAATTAACAAACCACAATTGGTTAATGCTACCAATGAGAAAGATTGTGTGGTTGAGATTGAATTTACTGTCAATAATAAAGAATATTTGGTTCGTCGTGGAATCAAACCAAATGTTTTTGATATTGAGGTAAACGGTGTTCCTTTGCATAAGGAAGCAGATGATCGTTCTAATCAACGTATTCTGGAAGAAAATATTCTCAAGGTAAACTATAAGTCTTTTACTCAAATCGTAATTCTGGGTAGTAGCACCTTTGTGCCTTTTATGCAATTGACGACATCAAATCGCCGTGAGGTAATTGAGGACCTTCTTGATATTCGTATTTTTTCTGCGATGAATGGTCTTATTAAAGATCAAATTCGTGTTCGGAGAGATCAAGTCAAATCTTTAGAGTTGAAGAAAGATACTCTCAAAGATAAGATGAAGATGCAACAAAATTTTATTGAAGAACTTGAGAATCGTGGTAATGCCAACATAAATGCCAACAAAGAAAAAATTGCCAAGTTAGATGAGGAACTTGTTATTTTTATGAAGGATAATACGGGTCTTGAAGAAGATATTCATCGATATACTAAGGAGCAAGAAGAGGTTACTGGTGCTGCAGATAAGTTAGTAAAACTAAACAATCTTAAAGGAAAATTATCCCAAAAAGTAGGAACCATTACAAAAGAACATAAGTTTTTTACTGAAAATACGGTATGCCCTACTTGTACTCAAGATATTGAGGAAGAGTTTCGTGTAAATAGAATTGAAGATGCTCAAAATAAGGCAAAAGAACTTAAAGATGGTTATGAAGAACTTGAGAAAACAATTAAGTCTGAACAACAAAGAGAGCTTCAATTCATTGCACTTTCTAAGGAGATTACGAAACTAACGCATGGCATTTCTCAAAACAATACTCGGATTAGCCTCAATCAGAGACAAATCAGAGATCTTGAACATGAAATTCAAACTATTACCAGTAACCTACAAAACAGAAATACTGAACATGAGAAGTTAGATGAATTTAAAAAAAATCTCCATGTAACAACCGAAGAATTAGTAAACAAAAAACAAGAAATCGTTTATTACGATTTTGCTTATTCCTTACTTAAGGACGATGGCGTAAAAACGAAGATAATTAAGAAGTATCTTCCGTTCATAAATCAGCAGGTTAATCGTTATCTTCAAATGATGGATTTTTATATTAATTTCCATCTTGATGAAGAATTTAAAGAAACTGTGAAGTCTCCTATTCATGAAGACTTTTCTTACAGTTCTTTTAGTGAAGGTGAAAAGATGAGAATCGACCTCGCCCTCCTCTTCACTTGGAGAGAAGTCGCAAGAGTCAAAAATTCTGTAAACACCAACCTGTTGATTATGGATGAGGTCTTTGATTCTTCTCTTGATGGATTTGGAACAGATGAGTTCCTTAAAATTATTCGTTATGTGATTCAAGACGCAAACATCTTTGTCATTTCTCACAAGTCGGATATGTACGATAAATTTGAGAATGTGATCAAGTTTGATAAAGTAAAAGGATTTTCGCGTAAGGTCTCTTCTGATGTTGAAGATTGACTAGATATAAATATCTAAAAAAGTGTTTTGTCAGATGAAATCCTTACAGGAAGCATATAACTCAATTTACGCTCAAGAAATCCAAGAGGATGTTGTAGAGCAAGAATTTAATATTTACGAGGAAGCGTATCTGTGTCTTCTTGATGAAGGTTATGAAGATAATGATGCAACTGAGATTGTAAATTATCTGTATGAAAATAATTTTCTTGATAGTGAAGATGTAGAACTTCAAGAAAATATTAAAGCAAGAGCAATGACTGCTCTTCTTGGACCTACTCTTAAAATGTTGAATTTGCTTCCCACAAAGAAAGCAGTTCAAGCAGCAACAAAAGCAGTAACAACTGGTACTAAAGGAACTTTCCGCCAAGGAAAACTTCTTACCAAAGGTGGCAAAGCACAAAACTTTACAGGGGGAAGAGTTCCTTTTGTTGGAACAGATCCAGTTAAAGCAACACGAAGACTTCCGCAAGGATCAGTTTCTCCATCAACATCACCAGGTCAACTGACAATTCCTGGTATGACAATTAAAACACCAAAGTCAACTGGTGGTCTTTTAGGAACTAGAAATGTTCCAGATATTAAGCAGGTTTCTAGAAAGTATGGAATGGATGCTCCTGCACCAGTACCTGCTTGGGGTGGAGGAAAAACTGGAACTGGATATCCAAAAGGAACTCCTGCAAGTGGTGGAGCATTAGTAAAGGCGACTAAATCTGATTTAGCTAGAAAAGTTAAAGATGCTCTTCCATCAACAAGGGGTGGAGCACTTGTTAGATCTGGTGGAGGAATGGTTCCATCCGATGGTGGTCCCGTCATTCCAGCAAAAGTTAAAGTTTTAACACCTCCAACACCAAAACTTTCTGGTGGTTCTCAAAAGTCACTTCCAACTAGTAATATTGTAAAGTCTACTACTAAGAGTGGAACAAAGACTGGACTGAGAAAGAGAGACATTGCAGCTGCACTTGGTGGTGCTGCACTGGGATATGGACTTACTAACGCTGCTATTGAATCTGGTAGAGAGAAAGTTGATCTTGATGCACCAACAACTCTTGCTGATAGGGAACCAAAGGCACCAAAAGTAGAACCTAAGGTAGCACCACCTACACCAAAAGTAGTAAAACCAAAAGAGACCGTTGTTCCCCCAACTAAAAAGACGGAACCAAAAACGGCACCTAAGGCAACTACAACCACAACTCCTAAGGCAACTACAACCACAACTCCTAAGGCAACTACAACCACAACTCCTAAATCAGAACCTAAGGTTACTGCCAAGGAAATTAGAAAGAAAATGACCAAGATTGATCGTGATGTTGAAGAGTTGATGCAAATGAGAGCAGCATCTCTTGATCGTCAAGGTAGATCCAAAGAGGCAGAAAAACTCAGAGGTGAAATTAAGCAAAAGTATTCTGGTTACGAAAGATAAATTTATAAATATCTAAAAAAGTCTCTAAAAAAATGAATTCAAAAGACGTTAGAAGCTTGATGGAGGCTTATGCTTCCGTTCATGAAGGTTATGGTAAAAAGAAAAAGGGTGATTGTGTAGATAAGGAAGACAAAGGTGCTCATAATTGTGCCAAAAAAGTCTGCCACGAACAGTTTGGTGAAGGAACCTGTATCTTCGGTGAGCACGCTGTTCCCGATGAGAACGGTTTTGTATCACACTATGATGTTCTGTTTGAGCACGGAATTGAGCAGGATGTTCCTGTAAGTGAAATGGAAGTTCTTGA